AGCAAAACAATCAGAGCATCCAAGAGCCTTTGAAGTTGTAGGTAATATGATAAAACAACTTGCTGATGTAAACCAGCAATTATTAGATTTACACAAACAACAAGCAGATGTAGGAAGAATACAAAAAACAGAAACAAAAACTGTGAACAATAATGTATTCATAGGTTCTACAAATGAATTGAATAAGATAATTAAAAATTATAAAGAAACTGAAGGAGAATAATAATATGGCTTTGCCAATGAATAGTACCCCAGTCTACACGTTGACTGTACCATCATCTAAGAAAGAATATAAGTATAGACCATTCCTTGTAAAACAAGAGAAAGCTTTATTACTTGCTTTCCAATCTGAAGATGATAAAGTGATGACTAATACACTTAAACAAATTATAGGTGAGTGTGTAGTTGATATTAACACAAACGAATTAGCATTATTTGATTTAGAATATATCTTTTGTCAATTACGTGGTAAGTCAGTTGGTGAAGAAATAGAATTAGTAGCTAAGTGTGATACACCAGAGTGTAAAGATAAAAAAGAATCTAAGACTATATTAAAAATTAATATAATGAATGTTCCTGTACTTACTCCAGAAGAACATGAAAAGAAAATATCTTTATTTAATGATGTTGGTGTTATGATGAAATACCCATCCTTAGATTTACTTTTAAAGTTAAAAAAAGCAAAAGTAAATGATGGTAAAGAAGATAAGTTAGATACGAATGTATTTTTTGAAATTATAATTGATAGTATAGATTACATATATGATGGACAACAAATATATCATAGTAAAGAACAAAGTAAAGAAGAGTTGAGTGAATTTATTAATAACTTAACAACAACTCAATTTGCTAAGATACAGAAGTTTTTTGAAACTATGCCAAAGTTAAGTAAAGAAATATCTTGGCAATGTAAATCTTGTGATAAAACATATGTAAGAAAGTTAGAGGGTTTAACAAGTTTTTTTATATAATGCTCAGCCATGAGTCGTTAGTCAACCATTACAAGACTAACTTCGCATTAATGCAATATCATAAATACTCTTTGACTGAGCTTGAAAATCAGATACCTTTTGAACGTGAAATATATGTTGAAATGTTGATTAAACATTTAGAAGAAGAAAAACAAAAAGCAGAACAAAGAAGAATACAAAAATAAATGGCACTTGCAAACATATTAGTAGAACAATCAATAGCAAATGATGGACAACCAAGAGCAGTTCTCGTAGACTCTCAAGGTAAGCCACTCATCCGAAACACATCAGAACAAAATAAGCCAAAAACTCCAACTGAAGAACAAAACAGAGAAACACAATTCAACATTCAAAAAATGGTTGATTTATTAGAAGTCATAGCAAAGAATGTATCTGCAAAAGATATGAAACCAGCAACAGAAAAAGAAGAAAGTTCATCGTTTTTAGATGGCATAGGTTATACATTTGGTTTTTATTTTGCAAAATATATGACAAAGTTTTTTGGTTTATTGATGAGTGGTTTAGGTGCTCTTGTTAAATTTACAGGTAGACTTTTACTTCGTTCAATACTTATAGGTCTTGCTTCATTATTAACATTACCACTTGGAGTTATTGCTGCTATCGTGCTTGGATTTGCTGGTCTTGTACGTGGAATTAAAGAAGCATTTCAAGTATTCAAAGATGGTGGTACATTCACTGATGTTCTTTCTACATTCATGGATGGTTTTACAAAAGGGTTTTTAAATTTTGCTTTTGATGCAATCGATTGGGTATTAAGTATATTTGGTATAGATTTATTCCCTGATAATTTAGGAGACAAAATTGTAAATGCTGTTAAAGAATTATTCACATCAATTATTGATTATATAAAGAGTATTCCATCAAGACTTGGTGGAGCTTTAAAAGAAGCATTAGTTCCAAAAGGTGGAACAATTGATAAAATTACAGGTGGATATTTTAGTAAAGAAGTACCTCAAGAGACACCTGTTTCGAATACAACATTTAAAATGCCAGAAGGAAATAAAACTGGAATTACAAGTGATCTATCAGGAGTCACTGCTCCAATTACTAAAGTTGAACCTGCAACTTCTGTAATACCAAAACCAATTTCTGGATCTCCATCGCCATCATTTAAAACTAAAATGACAGAAGATGAAGCAAAACAAATACTTACACCAGATGTAAGTGATAAATTTACATCACGTATGGCTGACTTAGCAATGGAACCAAGAACAACAGGTAAAGAATTATCAGATTCAGATATTGATGCTGCTCTTTCTCAAGTTGGTTCAAAAGAACAAGTACAAGCATTTAAAACATTAGAATCAGGACAAGAGGGTGCGATAGCTTATGCAAAAAGATTTAATACAAACTTAAACGTGCGTCGTGGAAATATGGTAAGACCACAAGCATTAAGTACTACAGCAAATGATCCTGGAAGTTTAACAAGTAATTTAATTACTCCTGGAACACCGAGCGATGTTGGCAATCAAATAATGTCTTCTTCTAGTGCAATTGAAGATTCTAAAATGACATCTACAAGTTCACCAATTATAGTAAGTGCACCAAGTTCAACAGTAAATGCTCCAAAAGAGAGTAATTTAATGACGTCAAGAAATGTTCGAAACGATGAGAATACTCTTTCGAAATATGTAGGTTCTCTCTATGGTTCAAACGTTTAGTAATTATGTAAAGACTCATGACGAGTATGCGAATGGTTGGCTAACAATATTCGATATTGATGATACACTCTTCCGTACAACAGCAACTATTCGAGTTCGCAATTCAATCACAAAAGAAACAATCCGTACATTAACGACTGCAGAATATGCTTCCTATCGTTTAGGAGCAAATGAAATGTTTGATTATACTGAATTTAAAGATGCAGCGAAGTTCTATAAAGAATCTCAACCGATCGGAAGAATGATGCGACGTGCCAAATTGATATTAGCATCAGCAAAGAAATACGAAAACTCACGTGTAATTATATTAACCGCAAGAACTGATTTTGACAGTAAGAATGTATTCCTTAAAACTTTCCGTAAATATGGCTTTGACATTGATAGTGTTCGAGTTGAACGTGCAGGGAATATAGAGAGTGGATCAGGTGCTGCGAGAAAAGCAATGATTATTCGTAAGTATTTGAATACAAAGTCTTTCTCGAAAGTAAGATTCTTTGATGATGACCGAGAGAATTTAAAAGCTTTCTTAAGATTAAGTCGTGAATATTCTGCAATTACCTTTGAAGCTTATCGTGTAATTGAGGATGGTGAGATTCGAGTATTTCGTTCTATTTAAATCGGAAAGTTATACATTACAATTACAGCAATCGCAAGTGCCAAACTAATTCCTATAATTATTTCTATCATAAATTTTCAATTCTATATTCCTTGAAACCTCTACAGGTGTGTATTCTAACCCCTCACTTCTTGGAAGTAAAGGGATTAGAAATTAAACTACTACGTTTATTTAATGTTCGAGTTTAGAACATTACTATTCTTATTCCTTAACCACTCTTCGAATAGATTATTCAGTACTCGATTATGAATATTCGGCTCGAATAATTGCAATACTTTACTCTTCGCAATCTCTCGATCGAAATACTCACGTAATATAAACTTCGCTCGATCATACTTACTATTTACATTCCAAGACCAAACTCCCACAAGTATTGTGATTGTCCAGCTAATCAGAAGTAAATAAACCGATAGACTCGATTTATTCGTATTCTTATGATTCAAGGTCATTTGCTATTCCTTGAAAATAGCTTAATACATCCTCTTCTTCTTTTTTTGCCGAAGTCAAAGTTGTATTCTCAGCTGTTTTTGGTTTTGCAATTGTTCCAGATGATTTAGATTCTGGAAGAGTTTCGAGTACCTCATTCAGTCGACGATTTAAATCTTCATATGACTTAAACTGTGTCGGTGCAATGAAAGGAGCCAATGGATGAGCTTTTGCTAACGTTTCCGTTAATCTCTTCTCATCACTACTCAAGAATGCATTTGGTTCAAGAAAACTACTCTGATCGTAGTTTGCATAACCATCTACTTTACGCATTCTCAATCTAAAGTCAGCACCAGCGAATATATCGAATACATTCATTGGTTTCTCATCAGCAAATGTAGGTTTCGCCTTTTCCATAATCTTATCAAAGATCTTCTTTCCAAACTTAAACAGTTTCACTGTTCCTTCGTTTGCAGGATTCTTCGGATCACTAATAATATAGACATTCGCGATGTAATGCATACGTCTCTTTTGCTTTCTCGCAATCTCTCGATTACTCTCAAGATTACTCGCCCACAACTTAGAATTCAATTCTCCGACAGGATCTTTTTCATTCAATGTTGTTCGGCTGTTCTCTATATACCATTTACCAGATGGTCCCTGAAAACCATGTGAAAATAATCTCACCCATGGAAGTTCATCACCATTGCTACGTGGAAGAAAACGAATGACTGCTGTTGCATTGCCCAGTTTATCTGGTTCGAGTTTCCAAAAACGAGTGTCTTCAGAAGAGTCTGATTTTGCGCTCGATCCTTTATTAATTCGATCGAACTCTTGATTAATTTTCGTAAAGTCATTTAGGCTCTCTTTACGAAGAGCATTTAGATCCACCATGTGGTTCTCCTTTTTTATATGCGTTATATGCGTTGTATAATAATATAGATTCTTTACTTCAATATAATATAGATTTCACACTTATAGAGTTATTATACTCTATTTTTTCGTGTAAGTAAAGGGCGAATTTACACTCGCCCAATACAGCGACAGAGAGAAGAATTACTTCTTCTTTTCGTCTTTCTTTGGACACACGACAGGTTTATTTGTCTTTGCGTCAATGATTGCTTTACCATTCTTATCTTTTTCTAC